TAGGATTGGTTGTATTCTACATAGGACTTAAAATGTTTTCAGGTGGAATGAAATCTATGGGAAACTTAGAACACTTAAACTTTTTTTTAGGTAATCCAATTTATATGTTTATAGGTGGAATTGTTATGACGCTACTCTGGCAATCTTCATCGTTATCTACCACTGCAATTATAGCTCTTGTTGCAAGTGGAGCTCTTCCTCTACCGGCCGCCATAGCAGCAGTTCTTGGAGCGAACATAGGAACTACTGGTACGATATGGCTCGCAGGTTTCTTTGTATCAGACGGAATGCCAAAAGGCGATACTCTACGAATAGCACTAGCACATAGTGGTGCAAACTTATTCATGGCGGTAATGCTACTACCATGGGTACATCATATCGCTAGGTTTCTTGGCAGATTTTAAGTAAATCTTTATTCAATTAAAGCGCCTCCGGGCGCTTTTTTTATGTACAAACTATTATAAATAGTGTATAATATAAACATTGGAGCTAACTATGCGTAGATTCAAATCATTTATAAGGGAGATGGCCGAAGTGAGTATTGCTAATTTAAACCCTGACTTTCTTAAGAGAGCTCAAAAGGTAACGTCATTTAACCTTCGTGGATCTGACTTTGAGTCTTTAAAGTATAAGGCAGAAATACAGTATCTTTTTAGAACTTTCTTTTTTCCAAAGTTTAATTTAAATGAAACTCTTAAAGGAGACATTAAATTAAATCAAGTTAATAAGTTGATTCAAAAACTCAAGAGTGAGAGTATGGTTAACTATAACAAGCTTCATTTTTATAATCTAAAAGGTGTAGGCCCAGGAGAAGCTACACTATATTTCTTACTTGATGACGCTCAACTTGGTGGTGGTACTTCTGCTGGAGTAGATTTGATAGTTGCCGGTAAGAAGTATGAAGTAAAAGCTGCTTTGTATTCTAAGAATGAAAAAACTTTATCTGGATTTAAGCTTGGTGGTACGGCTCCAGTAGGAAAATTAGTTACACAACTAGTAGACATGAAAGAAACTCTAGGCTTTCAAACTAAAGGTAAAGGTCAGGCAGAAGTTAACACGTCGCAGCTAAACGCTATAAGAAAAGAATTTCCAGCTGATATGAAAAGAATAGAAGCTGAATACGGTAAAATCGCAGGAAGATACTTTGGTAATATTCCTGTGATATTTGTAAACAATAACTCAAGTAATAAGATCGATCCAGAAGATACGGCTGAAAAGTCTAGACAATTAACAGGAGACGCTGGCGGTATAGTAGCAATTAAGAAGATCACACCAAAAGATATTCTTATGCACGTCGTAACACAAGGTACTATTAAGCCAAAAATAAAATTATGAGATTTGTAGAATTTATATCTGAGCAGAAGAATACTCACATGACTCATATCGAGGACAAGGTCCTATACGGTGGAGTCAATGGAACAAGACAGGCGATACTAGCGTTAAGATCTTTAAGAGACATGCTAGGAGGAGTTAAAGATGGTTCTGTCAGCGTTAAGTGGGATGGAGCTCCTGCCATTTTTTGCGGTACTGATCCTCGTGATGGCAAATTCTTTGTCGCAAAGAAAGGGATATTTAATAAATCACCAAAGGTATATAAGACCAATGCTGATATTGATGATGACACTAGCGGTGATCTTAATGTAAAACTAAAAAATGCTCTTAAGTTTCTTCCTGCGCTTGGAATAAAAGGAGTTATTCAAGGAGACTTTTTGTTTGGCCCTGGCGATTTAAAAACTAAAAAGATTAAAGGTAAACCCTATCTTACGTTCCACCCTAATACAATAGTGTACGCGATACCAACAGGTACTGAAGCAGCTAAGAAAGCTAAAGCCGCTAAGATTGGTATAGTTTGGCATACAACATATAAAGGAAATACTTTTGAGACTATGAAAGCTTCATATGGAGTCAATACTTCAAAATTTAAATCAAAAGATGTTTGGTCTCAAGACGCCATGTTGAGAGACATGACACAATTTACTATGTCTAAAAAAGATACGGAGGAAGTAAATGCGCACCTTAGCAACTGTGGCCGAATTTTTAACAAAATATCTGGGACTACGTTACGTAGCCTCGAAGCTAATCGTTCCCTTGCTGAAACTATTGAGACATATAATAATACCTTTGTACGTAAAGGTGAAGTTATTAAAGATACGCGTCGTCATGTGGCTGGGCTCATTCGCTATATCGAAGGTAAGTACAAAAAAGAAATCGACAAGAGGAAGACCCAAAAAGGCAAGGACGTCCAACAAAAAAAGCTAGATGAAATTTTAAAATTCTTCTCACCCGAGAATAAAACAAGTTTACAGATGATGTTTGAACTGCAGAAATCTATAGTTCTAGCAAAACTAAAACTTATAAATATACTTAATAAGCTCAATAGTAATAAAACATTTTTGAAAACTAAAAATGGTTATGAAACTACAGGCCAAGAAGGTTATGTTGCTATTGATAAACTTGGTGGTGATGCAGTGAAAATTGTTGATCGTATGGAATTTTCATACGCCAACTTTTCACCAGATATATTAAAGGGATGGGACAAGCCAGGGAGGAACTAGTGGCACCATACGATTTCAAACATCTCACTGTGGTTGATTATAAGCCGGGCAGTGACGATAATATAGACTATTACGCTCAAAAGCGTAAGAAACAATATCACGGTAACGAGGGTAAAGGCGTAAAAGAACTCTCGATGAAACCGGATAAAAAACTTCCTAATTTAAGAGTACCGGTCAAAGGTAAAAAAGGCGTAAGTAAGTTTATGCGTAAGAAAGCTGCCGCGACAGCTAAAGACGATATAAACGCACAAAAGAAGCCGAAGATCGATGAAGCGCTTAAGCCTATATCTACTTTAGATCAGGTCAAAGCTGCAATAAAGATAGCAAGAGACAAAAGATTCAACATGAAATCTCAGATCGATAAGAAGACAGCTATTGAAAAGATCTCAAAAGATCTCTTAAAAGATCCTAAAGTTAAAAAAGAAATAGACAAGATCTATGAAGATCATCATTATGATGCACACCGTGATGCTCAACAGCACTCAAATGGAAGTATGAGTGTTAAGAAAATTCCAAGTATGATTAAAAAACCAGGTGATAAACATTTACACTTACATATGAAGAGTTATCACAAAGAAAAAGATGGTCAAGATTTTGCAAAGAAGCACGGTTATAAAGTCAAAAATTTTGTGAAGACTCAATCTGGAACTAGAATGGATCTTCATAAAGAAGAAGTTGAAGTTGATGTTGATGAAGCTTTAACACTACAACAAAGAATGAAAAGATCTCGTATGATGAGGCGTATGAGAACTCGAATTAAAGTTGGTAGAGAGCGAGCTAAAAGAAAAATGGCTAATAAAGAGAAGCTGGAGAAAAGAGCAAGAAGACAAGCTCGAAATATGATAGCCAAAAAGCTTACTAGAGGTATTCCTAAAGCTGAACTGACTTTTGCTAGAAAAAAAGAAATAGAAAAGAGACTTGATAAGCCAGTACTTCAGGCGAGAATAAAAAGAATTGCTAAAAGAATATTTAAAGACGTGAGGAAGAAAGAAGTTCAGAGGAAAAAAGGTTAATGATTAACTCCTTTAAGACATTTTTAGTCGAGGAAGAGAAGACACTGTACTTTGTGTGGGGACGTATGAATCCACCTACTGCTGGTCATGAAAAATTACTTGACTTTCTGAAAGCTAAAGCTGGAAGCAATCCTTTCAGAATTTATTTAACACAATCTGAAGATAAGAACAAGAATCCTATTCCATACGTACAAAAAATAAAGTTTGCGCGTAAAGGATTTCCACAGTACGCTCGACAGATTATGATGGATAAGAAACTTAAAACAATTTTTAACGCGATGACGTCTTTCTATAATGAAGGATTTAAGCGCGTAGTTATCGTAGCAGGCGAAGATCGCGTAAGAGAATATAATGTTACGCTAAACAAATATAACGGAGTAAAAAGTAGACACGGATTCTATAACTTTGAAAAGATTACCGTACTAAATGCAGGTAATAGAGATCCAGAGGCAAAAGGAGTTGAAGGTGTGTCAGGTACTAAGCTTCGTGGTTACGTAGATGATGGTGACTTTACTAAGTTCGCACAATACATGCCTAAGAGATTATCGAATACAGATACGAAGGCAGTATACAATGCGGTGCGCAAAGGGCGAGGTTTAAAAGAACAGAAAGACTATTTTAACAAACTTAACTTGTCACCAGTATCGGAAAGAAGAGAAGAATATGTCAAAGGAAATCTTTTTAATATTGGGGATAGTGTTATCCTTAGGGATACTAATGAACTTTGTCGTGTTACCTATCTTGGCAGCAATTACGTTATAGTAGAGTCTGCCGGTAAACAGTATCGTAAGTGGCTCGATGATATTGAGTTACATGAAAAAGAAAGAAAAAAAGAAGTAGCACAGGATAAAGACGTAAAGAAAGCTAAAGGCAGTCAACCAAAAGTTTACTATAAAGGATTAAGCAAGTCAACTAAGCAGAAGAGACTTGCACATTTTAAAAAATACGGAAAGTATGATGACGACAATCCGGCAGCGTACAAGAAAGCTCCCGGTGATAAAACAGCCAAGACTAAGCCAAGTGTACATACACTTAAATACAGAAGGATGTATGGAGAGGATGCAGTTGAACTAGCGAAGAAAAAGATCGAGAGAGAAAAAGCGGTCGACAAAATGAAACACGCTAGAATGCTTAGCAGAGCAAAAGTAAGAAAAGCAAAAAATCAAATGAGGAGCGAAAAAGATGCTTAAATTTTCAAGTTACGATGAGGCCATCGACGAGTTGCTCGAAAACGAAGGCCTTAAAAAGAAAGCAGCTAAATCTGGCATCTCTTATGGTACTTTGAAAAAAGTCTATAATAGAGGAATGGCTGCTTGGAGAACTGGTCATAGGCCAGGGACTACTCCACAGCAGTGGGGAATGGCTAGAGTTAACTCTTATATTGGTAAGGGTAAAGGTACTTATTACGGCGCAGATTCTGATCTAAGCGGTAAGGGTAAAAAGAAAAAGAACGAAGCCCTTGATAAAAAAGATGTCAGTACAGTTAAAGGGGTGATCAAAGGATTGAAGAAAGCTGTTGCTACTCATAGTAGTCAAGTTAAAACGCTAACTAAAGACATTAAAGATGATGTCGCAGCAGTAAAACAAAATAAGCCGCTTCAAAAGAAATTAGATAATCTTTATGGCCCAAAGAAAAAATCTCCGGATCATCTTACTATCGCCAAAGCAAAAAAAGCATTTGCTCCTACTAAAGGCGGCGCTGATGTTAAAAAAGAAGCGATGTCTCCTGCAGATAAAGCAGCGCATGATAGAGCTATTGCGGCATTTAAAGCCAAAGGCGGAAAGATTAAAAAACTTCCACCAGGGAAAGCTCAAGGTTATCACGGTAAGTCAGATCCAGCAGCCGGAATGAAAGGCATGATGGATAAAGGCGACACCAAAGACTTCAGAAAAAATAAGTTCATAAGGAGTATGAAATGACATATGACTTTCACACTTTCAGAGAAAGAGGTCCTATAAGTGAAGCTACCGACGTTTATGACAAAGATGGAATTCAAATTACTAGAACTGCTTTAAAAGGCGGTGTTGGGTTTCAAATTAACTATGGCGAAAGAGGTAGGTATATTCAGGTCCTTAAAAAGGATATGAGCAAGATTATGAAAGCCATGCAAACAGCAATGAAAGCAAGATAGTATGCCATTAGGAAAAGACGCAACAGCCGGAGACTACGTAAAAGACTTTAGAAAGTCTAAGGCTCCACAGTTTAAAGGTAAGTCTAAAGAAAAAAGACATAAGATGGCTATTGCCGCTTATCTCGATAAACGCGATAGTCAAGACGAAGCCAAATTAGCTGGTAATAATCTAAAACTCTTTTCTCAGTTAAATAGAGATAAAAAGGTAGATGAGTTGTCTATGAAACTAAAGACCAAGGCTAAATTCGCTCGAGCCGTAAGAGGTCCAAGTAAAAAGGCAAGGCCTGATATATTCAGAACTACTGGAAAGAGAGCAAAAGAAATAGCTAAAAAAGCTGATATACTCGTAACTATGAAAAGAGCTAAAGAAAGAGACGAGAGAAGAAAACGTCTAGGTCTGAAACCAGTAGGAGAATCCTCATCTTTTGCTGTAGATATTAAAGGCCTTCCAACTATGTACATGGACGGAATGACTTCCAATGAAATAAAACAAAAGTTGCGTAAGATTATCAAACAGCCTTCTATGATACAAGCCGTTGATAGAATACAAAAGTCTAAAGTTAAAAAGATCTTTAGAGACAAAGGTCAAGGAAGAGAACAGATAGATGCTAATTATAAGTATGACTATGGCTCTCCAGAATCTGTTAGACTTATGAAAAAAATTACTCCGGGTGAAGGAGTTAAGGAAGGTGTAAGAGGAAAAACAGACGCGCCAAAAGGACCAGAGTCTTATGAGGCGCAGTATAAAAGAAGATTAGTTAAAACTACAGATCCTGAACATAAAGAAAAAGGTTATAAGTACAGAATTAAAGGTAAGAAGAATAGTTCACTTACTAAAAAGTTGTATAAGTCTAAACCTGATCAGGCTGAGTTTAACAAACAGATGAGAAGGATTGCAGGTCATGAGTTTGGATAAATTTAAAACTTTTAGAGAAGAATGTATAGATGACGATTGCGAATGTTTTGATCTCTACGAAGATTTAGAGTTAGAAGAAGCCGAGTATAAAGGCAGAAAAGTAACTCTTAATAATCCATCTCGATCTAATGATGGAAAGAAAAAATTTTACGTGTATGTAAAAAATGACAAGGGTAATATTATTAAGTTAGGATTTGGCGATCCAAATATGGAGATAAAAAGAGACGACCCAGCAAGAAGAAAGTCTTTTAGAGCTAGGCATAACTGTGATAACCCAGGTCCAAAATATAAAGCAAGATATTGGTCTTGTTATCAGTGGAGAGCAGGAGCAAAGGTAGATAATTAATGGCGACAAAAGTGAATGAAAACACAGAATTGTCTATGCCAATTCGTAATTTAATAGCAATGGTAGTTGGCGCGGCAATCGGTACATGGGCATACTTTGGTATCATAGAAAGATTAAATAATTTAGAAAATAAGTTTCAAATTCAAGATGCTGACGTTGGTATGAATACAGAGTTTAGAATCAAATGGCCAAGAGGAGAAATGGGCTCCTTACCAGCTGATTCAGAACAGTTTATGTTGATTGAACATTTATCTGGAGAGCTAGAAAAATTAGCAAGTCAGATAGAAGATGGACAAGCTCCATATGATCAACAACAACAATTGACATTGAACTTTTATAAAGACAGAATTGAAGCTTTAGAGAATGAGATTAAATCTATTCGTAAGGACATGATGGACATGATCCACGATATGAACGGGATAAAAAAGCACAATGGTCATTAAAACGATGACACTCTTACTTTATTTAGGTGGCGGTATTATAGAACATACTGGGCCTATGTCTATGTCAGAGTGTCTTAAAATGAAAAGAACTATAGAAAGACACGGTTGGAAAGACAGAAAAGATACGAGATATTCTTGTGAAAAGAAACAAGTTGAAGTTGCTGTAGGTCCAGACGGAAAAGAATTTATTGTAAGGATTGTCGAGTAATATGCCAACTAGATTCAGAAGTGTTGCAATACACGAGCCAACTATAAAAGGAACTTCTATTGGAAGAAAGCCGATTAAGTCGACTATGAATAAAAACAAAAGACGTTCTTTTAAGAAATATAGAGGACAGGGAAAATAATGGCTGAAACTACAGAAACTAGACTGGATAGAATAGAAGAAAAGATAGACAAGTTAGCTGACGCTATGATCAGTTTAGCTCGTGCAGAGGAGAAAATTATAGCATTGCAAGACGATCACGAGAATATGAGAGAGCGATTGAATAAGCTGTCAGTTAAACTCGATGATATACAAAGAACTGTTGATGATAATTCAAGAACAGTGAGACTTATAAATAAGATTGGAATGGCAGTCATAGTGGCTGCTGTCGGCGCGTACGTTGCGCATATGTGGATGTAAAAGGAGAATCAAATGGAAGAAGGTTTTAAATACCATATACCAGAAGAGATTCCAGCAAATGAAAGAACCGCCTTTCATGGCGCAGCGGCAGCAGCGGCTAAAAGCGGAAAAAAGAAATTCAGCTTTGGTGGAAAAACTCATCCGGTCACTATGAAAAAAGATACGGCAAATGCCATAACGTCTATGAAACATCATAACAAAGACGATAAAGATAAAATGAAGAAAGAGAGTACAATGACTTTTAGAGAAAAACTAATTGCCGTACTCGAAGGCGATAGAAAAGCTCATTATAAGAGTGCTACTCCGCCAGAGGAATATGACGAACTGTCGAAATCATCTAAAGGTGCTATGGACATGATGAAGAATCGTACAGACGCAGTTACGATTGATGGTAATAAAGCGGCAGAAGTTACGGCAAAGAACGCAGCAGCTAAAGTGCCTGCAAAAAAGATGAGAAGTAATGATAATAATAAGGGAGACATGAAAATTATCCCTAGTGCCACTCCTATGAAAGGCATGAAAAAGACAATGGAAGCTTACATGAGTATGAAAGGAAAAACTGATGGCGAAGATACAACCTCCTAAGTGGGCACCAGGCGCTCATCCAACTCCACAAGGTTGGAAGAACGTTAGTACAGGCGAACTGTTAATTTCTCAACCGATTTCTCAACAGCAAATCGACGAGTATTTTGAAGTTCCAAAGCCAAAGAAGAAAAAAGTTAAAGTTCTTAGAGAGGCTCCTGTAACTGCAGAAGAGGCTGAAGCTGAGCTTATGCAAGATCATAGTGTTCTTACTGAAGACGATGGTCTACCAAGCGACGTGGAGCGAAACTAATTCTAAATCTTAATATATACTTTTATGTTAAGATTTAAAGAATTAAATGAGAAGAATCTCTTTCTCTATGCAGCTAAGCATTATAGAAATCCTAGATTTGCTGATGCTGATGAGTTTTATGAAGACCTTAAGAGATTCAAATATATTAAGAGATTATTGAATAGGTATATCGAGTCAGATGAATTACCAGAAAGACTTGTATTAAACCATTTAATAGTAGTGTTTAACGTATTTGGAATTGAAGCTGCTTTAAATATATTAGAATTTAAGTTAGAGGACAAACACTGGCCGATTATAAAACCGTTCTTAATATTTTTAAAGTACATTAAGAACGAAGAATATACTGGAATACCAATGGACCCTAACGTTGTAGAGATTTTAAGGAAGATATAATGGGTATCGTAAAAAGAGCAGCAGATATAGCATACACTTTCAGATTCATACGAATGCTCGTTTTGGATTGGAAAGACTGGGATGCTTATAAGTTAGGTATCATAGACGAGAATGGAAAGAGAATAAAATCAGTGAAATTAGATAATGACGAAAAAAAGTCTGCATATACTCCTTTTATTAGGTTGTCTGCTAACGTTAAGCGGTTGTTATCCAAAATTCCGGGTGGGGGTAGTAAGCTTGGAAGTTTTGCTGCAGGACTCTTTTTAATAAAAGAAAAATATGGATTTACTGATAAGAACATAAAAGACATTTGCGAAAAGGTAAATGTCGACGTACTCGACTTCTTAAATGAAAGTAACGAATGGTTTATGCTAGAAGATAAACAAATATCTCCTGGGATATACAAAGTGTACAATCCTAAGTTACTTAACAGCACGTGTGATGAACTAGTTTGGCCTAAAGATGAGATTAGAATAGAAGAAGAATGTTTTCCTATTGGCGACATATTTGGCGTAGACATTTATGAAGCCGTACATATGAAAACACAACAAAGAATTTATATTGCTTTGAGCGAGATATATAAATGAAGATATTCGCAGCAGTTAGATGTCCGCCAGGGTATAAGTACGATGAAAAATCTAAATCATGCGTACCAAAGAGTTATTCCAGAGTAGCTAGGATAGGATATCCTCATTATGGCTTTGGTGGTGGTAAGTCGTCATCACAAAAGAATGGTAATGGTTCTAATGGTAATGGAAATGGAAATGGTAATGGTAACGGCGGTAATGGCAATGGTGGAAACGGTAATGGTGGAAATGGAAACGGCGGCGGAAACGGTGGCGGCAATGGCGGTGGAAACGGTGGAGGCCAATGAGAGTCGCAGGTAGACAAAAAGGAGCTAAAATAAAACCATATACGCATGTGGTTGTAAATCCTAATGCACCGAAATCAAGATACACTTTTAGCATGCACAGTTCAGAAGCAGGAGCAAAGAAAGCAGCTAAAAAATATTCACCATTAGTAGGCGATGACTTAAAAGTCGTTAAACAATCTGGTAGAAGTCCAAGTACCGACATGTTTGAAGCTACAAAAAGAATACCAAGAAAAAAAGGACAGCCTGCCGGATCTGATAAACACAGTGATCTATACACTGATGAAAACCCGAAAGGAACAATACATGGTCTTAAGTTTGCTACAGTCGAAGACGCGAAAGCGTCGGTCGCGAAAATTAAAAACTCAGGAAAAAAACACGCCCACAAAATTCAAGCTGCCATCGCCATGGAACAAAGAGCTAGAGTTATGGGAAAGACCGGACCTGCCGCGGTTTATAGAAAGTTCATAAACCAAATGAAGAAGAAGACAAAACAAATGCAAAAAGAAGACATACAAGAGAGCAGACCAGGGTTGTGGGATAACATCCGCAAACGTAGAGCGTCTGGAAAACGTATGAGGAAGAAAGGTGAAAAAGGAGCTCCATCACCAGAAGCAATGGCAAGAGCCAGCGCCGCTAGTGAAGAGATGACTACTACCGCTTCTATACCGAATCCAATAGACACATCTATGGGACCTAGATTTACGACAACTAATGTTATGGATAGAAGGAAAAAGAAAAAACCTGCGCTACTTAAAAGGTTTTCTCAATATATTTCAAAATGATTCGTATATACATAGCCCTGGCAGTATTCGCTATTATAGGTAGCTTGGCTTATGGCGCCAAGTACTATTATGACACTACTCAAAATAAGATAGCGGTATTAACTAAAAACAATGCTACCCTAAAAGTGGCAGTGGATACTGCAGAATCAAGTTTGAAACTCGCAAAAGAAGAACAACAAAAGATGAGCGAGCTTAATAATAAACTACAAGGTGATCTTCAAAAAGCAGAAAAATATGGAGATAGTTTAAGAAGTAAACTGGCTCAACTTAATCTAGTAAAAGACGCATTGACAGATGCTAAAAATTTAGAAGGAAGAATGAATGGCGCAACAGCCAAGATATGGCGAGAGATTATGGGTGATACTGGTGGCGATTCTAGCCGGCCTAATCCTAACTGGTTGCAGCGGTCTGAGACAGCCGACGGAAATAAAGACGGTGACAAAGATCGAAAAGATAACGATACCAGTAGTAGCGAGACCGAAACCAGTTCAACTCAATGACGTAAGAGTCTACGTCGTTAACGCTGACATATATGAAGAATTTGTAAAAGAGTTTACTGAAGAAAACGGTGAGCTTGCTTTTGTCGCCTTGTCAATGAAAGATTATGAGAACTTAGCTTTAAACGTAGCTGAAATGAGAAGATATATAAATCAACAGAAACAAATTATAGTTTACTACGAAAAAGCTGTAACAGAGGAGAAAAAGAATGATGGACCTAACAATTAGTCTGGCCACTCAATTTTGGCCAATGACTATTTTTATTATTCTGGTACTTATCGGCTTTATCATTAACTTGTTTGATAGAAGAATGGCAGACTACAGAGTCAACTTTAAGTATAAAGAGATGCCACAAATGAAACCAATTCCTATTCCAACTAAAGGAAAAGGCTTTTGGAAAGCTATATTCCTATGGGTCTTTGGAACGAGACATTGGATCGTAGCCAAAGATTTTATCTATTCAATGCATGGTCAACAATATGTAATTCCAAAAGGATTTCAATTCGATGGAGCAAGTGTGCCGAAGTTTTTAGCTCAGTTCTTGTCTCCTGTTGGTGTATTACTTATAGGTGGACTAATACACGACTATGGTTATAAGTACGAAACTTTACTGCTAAAAAGCAATAGAACTATTGGGAAAAAATCTCAAAAGTGGATGGATCAAACTTTTAGAGATATAAACATAGAGGTCAATGGTTTCTTTCTTTTGAATCAACTAGCTTACTGGGCGTTAAGACTTGGTGGTTGGGTCGCTTGGAATAAACATCGAAAGATCGGTGCTCAGGTACCAGGGCTAGACTAATGTATGAATATAGATGTAAATTAGTTAAAGTGATCGATGGAGACACGATAGATGTTGATATCGATTTAGGATTTGGAGTTTGGTTAAAAAAAGAAAGAGTTAGATTAGTCGGCATTGATACACCAGAATCTAGGACTCGAGATCTAGAGGAAAAAAAGTATGGATTAGCTGCTAAAGAATTTCTTATCAAATGGACTGGAGCTGGAGAACTTAGGCTCAAGACTCAAAAAGACAAGACCGGAAAATTTGGTAGAATACTAGGAGAACTGTGGACGTTTGATACCAACATTAATCAAAAGATGATTGAAGAACATCATGCAGTTGCTTATGAAGGACAATCTAAAGAAGAGATTGCAGAACAACATTTAGCTAATAGAGAAAGGGTAAAATTATGAAAGTAGGCGATCAACTTATTCACGCAGCTAAAAAACAAGCTGAAGGTCAGCTTGAAGTTCACAGAGCAAATATTGAAGTATATAAAACAATGCCAGCAGGTATTGGTGAACATTCCGACGTTACTGAGGCAGTCATATCTGAACTCGATAAGATGGCCGCAGCTTACGATCGAATAGAAATGATAGAGAAATATTTTTCTTTAAAAGAATAAAAAACTTTACAAATGCAATAAAAAAGGGGTTTACAAAGATCCCTTTTTAATATATAATAGTTACAATACAAAAAAATCAGAAAAGGTAAAAGCCATGCAACAATTTGTTGACACAAGAGAGTTTTTGTCTCAGACTAAGTTTTATGACGGCTATTCAAGATTCAAAGAATCAGATAATAGGTACGAAACTTGGGATGAGGCTGTAGACCGTGTTATTGACATGCACGATGAAAACTACAAAAATTTAGATAATGAATTAACCCCGTTTTTAGAAGAAGCGAGAACCGCTTATAAAGAGCAAAGAGTACTGGGAGCACAGCGTGCTCTTCAGTTCGGTGGCGATCAATTGATGAAGCATCAAATGAGAATGTACAATTGTACGTCATCATACGTAGACAGACCTGAGTTTTTTGGCGAAGTTTTTTATATTTTACTATGTGGTGCAGGTGCTGGTTTCTCAGTACAAAAACATCACGTTAAAAAACTACCAAAGGTTCAGACCAGAACTAAGCAGGCTAAAGGATGGGTAGTAGAAGATTCAATCGAAGGCTGGGCAGACGCATTAGATGTACTTATGGCGTCTTATTTTGTAAATGGAGGTAAACATCCAGATTACGCTGGCCGAAGAGTATTCTTCGATCTTACTCAGGTAAGACCAAAAGGCGCAAAAATATCTGGTGGATTCAAAGCTCCAGGGCCTGAAGGTCTACGTAGATCGCTCGATAAAATAGAACACTTACTTCAAGGTATTGTACTCGAATCAAAAGAACCAATTGCATTAAGACCTATTGATGTTTATGACATTACTATGCATGCTGCAGATGCAGTATTGTCTGGTGGTGTAAGACGTTCAGCTACAATTTGTTTATTCTCTCCAGATGATGAAGAGATGATGAATGCAAAAACTGGCAATTGGTTTATGGAAAATCCTCAAAGAGGAAGATCTAATAATTCAGCTGTTATCGTAAGAGATAAGACTACTCCAGAACAATTTGGAAAAATTATGGAATCAGTCAAGCAGTTTGGAGAACCCGGATTTGTCTTTGTTGAATCTACAGAGCACACGACTAACCCATGCGTAGAAATTGGTATGTTTCCTAAGCTAGGAAATAAATCAGGCTGGCAAGGTTGTAATCTTACAGAGATCAACGGAGGCATGTGCAATACCGAGGAAGACTTTTATAAGGCATGCCGCGCAGCGTCTATCCTCGGTACCCTACAGGCAGGGTACACTGACTTCAAGTTTTTAACTAAGACTTCGAAGCAGATATTTGATAGAGAGGCGCTACTCGGCGTTTCTATAACTGGGTGGATGAATAATCCTACTATTTTGTTTAACGCAAACATCCTTAAAAAAGGAGCGGACATTGTTAAGGCGGTAAATAAAGAAGTTGCCGCAATCATTGGAATTAATCCGGCAGCCAGAACTACTTGTGTTAAGCCAAGTGGTAACGCATCCGTCTTGTTACAGACTGCATCTGGAATACACGCAGAACATTCTCCAATGTATATTAGAAATGTTCAAATGAATAAAGAATCAGAAATTACTCAGGCAATAACTAGAACTAATCCTTATATGGTTGAAGAGTCTGTATGGTCTTCAACTGGTAGTGATGTTGTAGTTTCATTTCCTATTTTACCTAACAAAGGTTCTAAGTACAAAGAAGAACTTCTTGGTATTAAGCATTTAGAACTCGTAAAGAAAGCTCAAAAGTATT